AGCGTTGCGCGATTACTGCTCTGTCTGTTCCATGTCCTACTGGTCGTTTATCCATCCCATACCAGACTATTCGGCTTGGTAGGCTAGGTTCGCTGTAGTCTGCCCACATTGGCATATAGTCTACATCGTGAAAACACACATAATCGATCATGCCTGCACAAGCTGCGTAAGCATGATTGACTATTGCGCCTCGGTTAAAAGGTAGATCGTCTGCTTGTTCGGCTAGAACAAACAAGGGTTCTATGTCGGTATTTCTACGAAAGAATGAGACTGTATGAGGTAGCATCTTTTTTAGATGCTCCTCTCTGTTTCGGTAGGGGATTATTATCCCTAATCTCAAGATTTCTTTTTGTAAGGTTTAGCAGTTTTAGCTGCTTGTTTAAAAGCCTTGGCTGTTGGTGCGCCTGCTGTTCCTGGCTTACGCATTTTCTCGCCTGATCCTTCGGCTATGCGTTTTCTCTTTGCTGCGATATTGCTGTAGAGACCCTGTTTCAATCTTCTTCTCCTTCATCTTCCATTTCTTCTTCGCCTACAGCTTCCCAAGCCATACAGCCTCGTTCACCTTTGCAAACAAAATCAAATATTTCGCAATGACCCATGCCTTTAGGCACTCCGCACTTGCTCATTTCTTCGCCTGTTTCGTAGTATTCGCAGGCTTTGCACTTGCCTTCGCCATCCTTACGATCACCATATTCGGCTGTAAGAACTGCTTTTTTCATGTTGCCTTTGTTAATATCGGCATCCATTGTAGAGAGTGGGCAAGACTCGGTATCGGACTCTAATAGACCGCCCTCCGACTTCTCAGCCATCTTTGGCTCTTTGCCTAGTAGACCGATCATTATTGACATACCTTTTTCTTTCATATCGCACCCAAAAAAAAGCCCTATTTCTAGGGCTATGAAGAAGAATCACTAAATTCTGGGTGCAATGACCCAAGCAAATTATAAAACATTTTTAGGCTTTCTACAATGAAAACAAACAAATCTTTCATTAATCCCATGATTGTAGATCTCGAAAATTCCATTCTCCGTTGTCTTTCTCTCCTGACACCTTGAGCAGATCCGCATAGTTTTTAGATTTGGCTTTCTTGTCAAGTTGGTCTTGGAGTCGTTTTTTAGCATTGTGTAGATCTGTCTCGAATCGTTTTGTAGATATTCTTAATGTATGGGCTAGTTGATTCTGACTAGCGTATGGATGGCTCACATAACGAGCCTTTAATATCTTTCTAAGTTCTAATGGTAAACCCTTAACTGCTTCTTCAATAAGCTCACCATCTTGGTTGTCAGGCTCGTAGTGCGGTTCTTCTGGTGCGTATAGGTTGCCTAGTTCTGGAATGTAGTTCTTTTCAAATGACCGGCAAGTAGAGTCTGGCTGTGGAATAACTGATCCAGATACATACCAAGCCCAGTTTCGGAGTCTATCATCTAATGACATTCACATCCCTGTATTTAAATAACTATATAATTGTAATCAAAATTTCTGTATTATTTCAATATCTTAAAGAGAATATATGAAAAATCAGTTCGGGTTTTATTTAACAGACCAACAGTTTGCAGATAAATGGAAAGAGTTTCCTAGTCCAACTCTTATGGCAAACGAGATTAAGATGAGTCCTAGAGCAGTACAGAATAGGAGAAGGTCTGTAGAAATAAGGCTAGGGATTAAATTAGAAACCTCAATTAATCTTAGAGACGAACACAATAAAAAACAAAAAGAACTACGCATTGCTAGATTAAAAGAAGAAAACGAAAACCGAATAGAGCAAGCACCAATCTCAGTCAGAAGGGGAACAGCACTTGATAAAGGTCGTATTATTGTTTTTAGCGATGCCCATTTTTATCCTGATGACACTACTACAGCTTATAAGGCTTTGCTTAAATTTATTGAGCATTTTAAGCCAACGATTATTGTTAATAATGGCGATTCCTTTGATGGTGGTTCTATTAGTCGTTTTCCTCGTATTGGTTGGGATAAGAAACCTTCTGTCCAAGAAGAACTCGAAGCCAACAAGCTCTACTTAGGCGAAATAGAAAAGATACGACCAGCAGGATGTAGGCTGATTTGGTGTCTTGGTAATCACGATGCACGATTTGAGACTATGCTTGCTGCACAAGCCTCTGCCTATGAAGGTGTACAAGGGTTCTCGCTAAAAGACCACTTCCCCCTATGGGAAAATTGTTGGAGTTTCTGGGTAAACGATGACACAGTTATTAAGCATCGGTTTAAGGGTGGGCGATACGCAGGCTATAACAACGCTGTAGCTGCACAAACGAACATCATTACAGGTCATACCCATGTCTTAGCCTGTCAGCCCATTACAGGCTATGCAAAAACGATTTGGGGTGTACAGACAGGCACACTAGCCGAACCAAATAATATGCAATTTGCAGACTACACAGAGGATTCTCCAAAAGATTGGCGGTCTGGCTTTGTTATGTTGTCTTGGGATCGAGGCAAGATGCTTATGCCAGAGATGATACAAGTCTGTGGTGAAGATGAGGTAGAGTTTCGAGGAGAGATTCTAAAGGTATGAAACTAACCTCCACTATCCTAAAGAATATCTACAATATGCTTGTGGTGTGTGAGCCTTTTGATAAGTGGAATATGCCTTTAGCAGCCCAGATTCGTTTTGTGGTTGATGCAGATCCCGATGTGATGGGAACTTACTTATATCAGGATGATGAGAAATGGGAACATATCATTACCATCTCTACTGCTAGGTGCGGATTTTTAGATACAGTTATTAGGACTATGGCGCATGAAATGATCCACATGAGCTTTTATCGTAGGAAGGGTAATAAGTGGACGCAACATGGCAAAGAGTTTCGCGCTAGATGCCACAGAGTAGGAAAAGAGCTAGGGCTAGATCCCTTAGAGCTTTGAATTAACTACAACAAGTCCTCGTTCAAAAAGTTCACCAATGGTAGCTCGGTGCGCTTGTTCCCACATCTCAATCCTTGCGACTTTTGTAAGTGTGCTAGATGTATCGGCTTCCGCATGGCAGCGAAAACAGAGGCTGGCAATGCGAAAATCGGATGACTTAAGTCCACGACCTTTCCCATCTCGTAACTGGTTGGAATGTGCAGCCACGACAGTTCCATCTTCTATCCCACAATGTTGACATGGTAATAGTCTAGCAATTTCTAGCAGTTTTTTGTTTCTATACATTTACCGCTTTGGTATAGGCTTGAATGCGTTTAGATACTACGACCAGTTCTTCTGATGCTAGTAAAGCCTGTTTTACATCTTTTTTTAACATAGAGTCGTGGTATTCCTTCTCTAGTGTTTTTAGTCTTAATACGAGTTCTGCATAGTCAATCATTAATGGTTTCCTTCTAGTCCTGTTTTTTTATCTAATTCTGCTCTGAGCATAGCATTTTCTTCTCTTGTTTTCTTTAGCAACTGAGATAAATGGTGTGCTGTCTTTAGCATCTCTTTATACCTATTTAGGTATAAATTGTAGTTTGTAGAATCCACTATTTTGTACCAATCTTTATAGAAATGTAAACAATAAGAAACACAATCAATGCCCAGATGTAGACAAAGTTGCTATCGAGCATGATTATCTACAGATCGGTTAGTAGCCTCTAGACTGCGCCATATCTCGACTTTGAGTTGTGCAGCAGTCAGCATCCATTTGATCTTTTCCTCGCACTCCACAGCCTCTTTTAAGCCCTCTAGTAGCCCGATATACTCTGGGTCTGCATACGCATCTACTTCTGCTGCTGCGACAGACTTAGCCGATGATTTAGACATAAGGATACTGCGCTTAGATTTTAGGAAGTTCTCTAGGTAGATTCTGTTTGCCTTGGCTTTAGCAAAATCTCCTGAATACTTCATTATGTACTCTACTGCTTTGGTTGGTTCTATATCCATGTATCTCCCCTATTCCCTTTTAACCATTGATCTTGGAAGTCTGATAGCAAATCTTTATCAAGATTGTGTTCTGATAAATATTTCCTAAACTTCTGCAAGCCCCATTCCTGTCTCCACTTGCACAGTTGTCGGACTCCGCATTGTCTCATATGAGTTAATTCGTTCACCTATCCACCTCATTACTGGAACTGCCATTGAATTACCTAATGCTTTATATCTTGCTCCATCAGGGCAGTTTTCTTTGATGTTTGTGTAGTTATAAGGAAAACCTTGTAATCTTTCGCACTCAATTGGAGTTAGTCTACGAACAGCCATACTGTTTGCCATAGACACTTGGTTGTCACCCATATTTGCTCTTAATGTTGGGCTAATTTCACTTTTCATAGAAATTGGTAGCCCTAATCGTTTTGCTATGCCTGGCTCAAAAGCATAAGAAATATTTTGTATAAATGGTACATTTCCATCTCCTGCACCCCAACTACTTGTTATTTGTTTTGCAAACACATGAAAGTCTCCACTAAATGCCTCTTGATTTCCAAGCCATAATTTAGTGCCACAATTTGCCATTAAAGTTCCAAATTTTTGCTTTCCGCTACAAGTGCTTCCTCCAATAATGGGGGTAATTTTTTGTTGTTTTGTTTTGCCCTTTTTAATATCCCGGCACAAGCTCTCGGACTCAAATAATACTTCTGCGGTAGGCTTCCAGTTTCCAAAATGTCCGACAACAAACACTCGTCTGCGTCTTTGGGCGACTCCAAAGTATTGAGCATCAAGCACCCTGTAGCTCCACCCATACCCGAGTTCGCCCAACGCACCGAGGAAGCTGCCAAAGTCTCGCCCCCCCCCGCTACTAAG